ATTATACTCTGTGTTGTAGTATCAATACCATTAGTAGCTGTCTGCGTCATAGTGACAGTAGACTCTTGTGGATTCCACCATCTTATTTGTGCAGATAGATTAGAAGTTAAACCTTGTTGCAACTCTTGTTCAGTTAGTATGCCTTGAGAATTAATTGTAGATTCTGCATACTTACCATCTTTACCTGTTAGGTAAATTGATTCATTAATATCAGATGAGTCTGGGAACATAGTACCTGTCCAAGTACCATCGTTCCATTTCTGAGATAATAAATTATCTGTAGTTACTGGGTTACCAGTTGTAATAGTAGTAATAGATGTAGTGTCGCCAGGATTAGGAGTATTTTCAATAGTTACAGTTTCACTATTCGCTGCCGAGTTGAACAGGATTACCGTTGCCATCAACAATATAAGCTTCCTTATCATCTAATCCCTCCACTATTTTCTCATCAACCTTTTCCATATAACGTAACGCTGCTACATATTCTTCATAGTCTGGTCTTTGCTTATCATACTTAGCCCATTCTTCCCTAGCAGAATCTCCTATCTTACCACGAAATGGACATGGAGTTCCTGCATTTTCCATTGCTGAGAATACTCTTGCATCTTGACATAGAATAGATACTGCTGCCACTTTCATATTAAAATCAAATAGAAGTTTAGATAGTTTCATTCTTTCGCAATTCATATCTCTTTTAGTAATTCCAATACTGCCACCTATTAATGGTTTCTGTATTCCGATTCCAACTCCTACAGTACAAAGGTCTTGCGACATGGCTGAAATTCCTGGAGCTGATGCTGATGGTACTGTTCTGGTATCACCAGTGTATGAATTGTTATTGGTAGTAGATGTAGTAGAAGTTGAGCTTGAACTTCCCTGTTGGTAGGTCGTGCTGGAAGTGCTTGTGTACCCCCCAGTGATGGCGGTATTACTGCCTGTAGAGTTGACTTGATCGTTTGTGGTAGCTCCACTACTAGTAAGGTCTCCGTCAGCCATTGCATGATCGAACAAAGCACCAAAGATCCATAGCATAGCTATAGTTACACCTGTAATTATAAAAACATTTTTCATGTATCTAGTCCTGGTTCTTTTGGTTCGGTAGAATATCGTGACTCGCAGAAGTATTCGAATCCCTTCATGCTTCCATCTTTGTTATGCATTTGCAGAAGCTCTGTGGTAAGCATTACCTTATTCTGAAAGAGAAATTCTTGACAAGTTACATTTGAGTCGAAGGTAGCCTTGTCATATTGTGTATAAATAACTTCATTGTTTCCACCAAAGAATAGCATGGCTGTAATTATGAAATACATTCACAATTATTTCTTTTTTAACATCTTAGCTGCTGATCCTACGCCCTTAATGCCAAATGACGCTGAGATAGCAATGTATAATAAA